TATTCTTTGCCGTTGGCATCCATATGGGTTACATAGTCGTGACCATTCTTGGATTCAAGTATTGTGCCATCAGGTGTACGCATCTTACTGCAAAGTATCTCTGCCATTTGGTTTGCCTATTGTAAATTTTAAGGTGTATTGCACCGTATATTAAACATTTTTTAAACTAAAATGCCCTTTTCCGCGTACAGGTGGGCAGTCCTGCGTCTCCCGTTAAACGGTACGCTTGCTATCGGTTAGAACGGAATATCTTCGTCAATTGCAGCAGCTTGCGGTGCTGATTGAGCAGCTTGAGGGCCATCAGTGTAGAAGATCTTCACATTACCCAAGATAGGTGTCTGGGTCTTTGCTTCGCGCTCTTCTGCGGTCAGGCTCTGGCTGATAAAGCCATTATTGTCGTACTGGTCAAGCTCATCACTGACAAACGTAGTCAAATCCAAGTAAGTACCCTTTGCGCCCTGATATAAGCGGCTTTTGTCGATCTTTGTAACGTCGATTCGTACTGAAATACCTAACTTCATGCTAATTCCTCACACTCTTGGTTAATTATAGTGACCGCTTTCACGATCTCATCGTACATTTTACTACAGAACTCTTCATCGTACTCAACTGTCACCAGTACAGGCTCCATTTCAGGGTGATATGCCAGGAAATCCCATGTTTTAGCTCCTGTTATCATCATGCAGCCCTGTATCTGTTGCCAATACTGCTTAACACCTTTCATCGGCTTTTCAATGTAGCCTAGCATAGTGTTTTCTGTTGGGCATTTTATCTCCAACCCTGAAACAATTTCGTTACCGCACATTATTAGCCCATCAGGACTGGCTCCAAACTCTCCGCTGTCATCAAGAATAAAACCAGCCTCAACTACAGTGTTACCAGTCATCAGCTCATAGTATTCACGCGCTTCTGGCTCCAGCTCATTACCTCTTGCCATATGCTCAGACTGAAAATGCGGTGTTGATTCACCTGATAACCTTTCAATTACCATCTGCTCAATGTATTTACCAGCAGATCCTGAAGGTTTACCAGAGGTAGTGATCAACCTACTGAACTGTGAAGCTGACGGCCTGCCTATCCTACTGGAAAGCCACTCATCACTCCCCTGAACATGCGATAATATCTGCATCGGCATCACCTCTTGATCTAGGCTTAGGTCTGACAGGATAAAGCTCACAATCTGGTGAACTACAGTCCTCTACCTGCTTCAGCCAAGTGCCTGGGGCCAGACTATCGTAGATACAACCCTTACAATAGTCATTAATGGCCTTCCTCAAGCTCACTTAATCTTAGCCTTTAGTGCGGCAACAGCTTTAGGATAATGAATTGCTAACATTTCGTCTACACTGCTGGCTTTAAAGAACTTTAGAAACTTAGAAACGTCACCATTAGCTTGTTCAAGCAGGTCTTTAATGTCTTCAGCCTGTGCTGGAGTCAAAACCTCAGTCTTAGCAGCTTCTGGCAAGTCTTCACCAGCATAAATGTATAAGCCTAGACCATGCATGGCAATACACTTTACCAAACACCTGATTCTAGCGTCAGATATGTCTCTGCTAGTTGGTGTCACTATGCTTTTGTTTCGGTTATCCATGACTGGTAGCCACATGGAATGCCTTTTACCCTCAACTGTTACGGCAACTGATACTTCAACCGTATCATTTGGCAATGACTCTGGCTGGAAATACTCAAAAGTGCTTTCAGGGTAGTGCTCATTCAAGGTTTGCCATGCCCATGCCCAACTGAGATAAGATAGCTGCCCCTTTTTTGCTATGTGAGCACTGCAATCAATAGCCGATAAGGTGGCCCATACGCTTTTATTTGTCATTAGTTAAATTCTCCTGCTGATTTCATTTGCTCGAATACATATCTTGCACCGTATCCAATGTAATACGCCTCATTTTCATCGCTGGGCGCTTCATAACCGCGTTTGCAATCTAAATCTCCACGGTCAATGTCGTTAAGATAAGTTGAAGTTTCTAAGTTCATATTAACCCCACCTTGACTTGTAGCCAGCCAATTGCTTTTCAACTAAACGATTGTTTTCTTTAGCTGCTGCCAGGTCACGTTGAATTTCGTATTCACTCATTGGCTCATAGATAGGCTGGGTGTGGCGCATAGCTACACGGTTCTCATATGCCTCTTCGGACTCGTCATGCGGTCGCCCAAACAATGACATACTTAAAGTGTTGCAGAAATCAAAGTCACCAGTTCTTGCGGGATCTTCATCTTGATAAGTCATGTTGCTCTCCTGTTGTTGAGGTGTTTATTCTACACATGGCATTGTGCTATTGCAACTACTTTAGCAAAGGTATATCATGCAACTTCACTTATTAAGGAATAATCATGGATATTAACAAGTCACTTAAATTCTTTATGGAGCGCGATCAGATGTCATCAGTTGAGCTATCCCGCATCTCCAAGATCAATCCCTCTACTATTAGCTTGATCAGAAATAAGCATAGATCACCGCGAGCTAGTACCCTATTAACCTTCGCTGCAACTTTTAATGTGGAAGTCAGTGAGTTCATAGCGGCAGGTGAGTAATGAATAGCAAAGGGTATTACGCCATCATTCCTGCAAGCGTGCGCTATGACCTACGTTTAACGGCTAACGCTAAACTTTTATATGGGGAAATCACTGCCCTGTGTAACGATAAAGGTTACTGCTGGGCGCGTAATGCCTATTTTGCTGATCTTTATGGCAAGACAGAGACTTCAGCTAGCCAGTGGATAAGCTCCTTGGTCGATTGCGGGTACATAACCAGGCAGCTACAGTACAAAGAAGGCACCAAGCAGATCCAAGCGAGGTACCTGAAGCTGGTTGATAACCCTATGCAAGAAATCTTACCCACCTCCCCAAGAAAACTTAAAGAGGGTACCCAAGAAAACTTAATACCCTCCCCAAGAAAACTTAATGACCCTACCCAAGAAAACTTAATAGTTAATAATACAATTAATACTACATCTAATATTACAGTTAATAGGGGGGAAACAAGTTCCCCAGCTCTAAAAGAAGAAGTTGAACAGGAAGTAGTAGTTATTGATGAACCAAAGGAGAAGCCAGTCAAGCGTTTTGTCCCGCCAACTCTGGATGAGGTCATTGAATACTGTAACAGGAAAGGTTCTGGCATAGATCCTTCTGTCTTCTGGCATCACTACGAGGCTAATGGCTGGAGAATTGGGAAGAACAAGATGATATCTTGGCCAAAGACTATTGGGTCGTGGGGTGCTAGAGAGAAGTCAAAAAAAGCTATAAACAAAGAAAAGAAACCTGATTCAATTAGAGATCAGTCGCTATACCAACAATTAACCGATACATCGTGGGCAGATTAGCCCGACAAAGGAGAAAATCATGGGAAAAAGAATCACACCAACTGGCAAGCGTATGTTCACCTACCAAGGAACTGAGCATGCAAGTTTAAAATCTGGCTTTAGCTACACTATGGGAGAGTTTGCTGATGCCATAAACATTAGCCCACAAACAATTCAAAGCAGGTTTAAGCACAGGAATGTTACCCGCCTAGTTCGTGACTGCGACCTTTTTCAAGTGCGAGGCAAAGTTAGTCGCTGCAAACTGATGGAGTATGAAGGCGACCATCCAGAGCTGAATAGCGGAGAGAAGTACAGCTACGTTCAACTTTCAAAAGCATTTAATATAAGCGAAAAACTGATTCGTGACCGGATGAGAGGCAGCAGAGTATTTATGGATTGCATGGCAGTGACTACTCCAGGCATGCAGAATATTGTTCGTTGCGAGACACGCTCATCTAAAACAATGAACCAATGGTTAAGAAGGAGACTAGTATGATGACGCTGGCTGAAAGGCAGGATTTTTGGGACTTTTTACTTGTCTCTAACTTCCATAAAAAATATTGCAAGATGGGAACACTCATCTACAAATACGTTAAGCGAGTAAATCCTGATTTATTAGAGAGTAATGGGAAAACATTTAAGCCAGAAGTTTTTAGTTGGATGGATAAGCAGGAGTTACAAAGATGTAGAAGCCGCCAGTTGGACGGTGAGCTAGGGTTTAACAAATACAAGTTAAGTGTTGTTGACTTTATTGGCCGCCATTCCCTGACCTTAATGATGGCGCTATACAGCAAAGACACAGACAACCTGGAAGTTTACGAAAACATAAGGCAATACAGATGGGTTAGAATTAATGACAAAGTTGGCAACAAAAAACTTCGGGCTAGTAAAAGCAAAAACAAAGCTGAATGGAAAGCCTCAAACCCAGGTGGGATGCAATTTAGAATTGACGCAAAATCGAGAGACAAACGAACTAGCTGGGGAACAGTCAAATGACAGACATTACGCAAGGCGATTACTACTTAATCAAAAGTTTAGGCGATTTTGAGAAAAGATTGCCAGCTATTATCGACAGGCTAGGTAGCTGGGACTACTCAACCCCGTGTGCAATCAAGATAGAAAAGTTTCAGGGTAAGTCAACGCTCACTCAACTAGCTTTATCTCATATCTGGTTTCGAGCCATGTCAGCGCAGTTCGTTGCAAAGCAGCCTGAAGCAACACCAGATGGCTGCAAGTGGATGATGAAACATAAGTTCGGCCCAAGAAAGAACATCAAGGTCGGATCTACTGAAGTGAAAGACCAGTTAGTTAGTCTGCGCGACTTAGACAAAGGTGAGATGTGCTATTTTATGGATCAAGTGTTACATTGGGCTTCAAACAGAGACTTATATTTGCCAATGCCAGACGGAAATGAGTACACTGCCCTTAAACGAAAGCAGAATAGTTAATTCCAGGCTGTTTTAGTGGCCATTTCGGTGGCCCAATTGGAGTATGTAGGGTAAACTTAAATCAATGTACAGGATAGTATTTAACACTTTTTAGGAGAGCAAGATGAGGGTTATATCGTGGTTTAGCTGCGGAGCTGCAAGTGCTTACGCAACTTATTTAGCCAGTAAAAAATATCAAGACTGTGAGTTTGAAGCAGTGTATTGCAGGGTTGCCGAAGAACATGAGGATAATTTAAGGTTTTTGCGTGATTTTTCTCAAGAAACTGGCATTCCAGTTAAAATTATAGGCGATAAAAGCAAAGAATTTTCTATTTATAACGTGTTTGAATCTAGGAAGTTTATTAAAGGCCCGACTGGCGCACCTTGTACAATGATTTTAAAAAAAGATGTAAGGAAATCCTATCAGCGTGACTCTGACATTCAAATATTTGGATATACATCTGAAG